GGCTCTTATCTGCATCCTTGGTATAGCCTAAAAATCGGTTATGGTTGACCTGCACAATACCTTGCTGATAGCGGAATTGAATGCCCATTTTGACATTCTGCGATAAGGATTCGCTTTCCTGCTGTGCAAGCGATGCCATGATGGTAAGCAGAACCTCTCCCTTGGAATCCATTGTATTGATGTTTTCTTTCTCGAAAAACACAGCGATATTCAACACTTTAAGCTGTCGGATGTATTTCAAACAGTCAATGGTATTTCTTGCAAATCGGCTAATGGATTTTGTAATAATCATATCAATATTTCCGGCTTTACACTCTTCAATCATACGGTTGAACTCATCACGCTTTTTTGTGTTGGTACCGGATATGCCATCATCTGCAAATATTCCTGCCAGCGTCCATTCCGGATTATTTTGTATGAACATAGTATAATGCTCAATTTGTGCTTCGTAGCTTGTTGCCTGCTCATCGCTGTCTGTTGAGACACGGCAATAGGCGGCTACTCTTAGTTTTCTTTTTTCTTCTGCCTTGGTTTCCTGTGCTTTTCGATTTAACCTCGGCGGAAGTATTGTTACACTTCTTTCTGCCATCAGAACCACTCGCTTTCTATCATACTGTAAGCGTATTCTGCCTGTTTAAAAGGATCATCAAATATAATTTCATTCGATTTCAGACTGAATTTTGCAGGGGAGAGTATCGGCAGATTCTCTGCTGCCCCACGAACCCTGCCAAGCTTAACAGCACGATTTTTTCTCTCTTCCTGTGCCTTTCTAAAAATCTCCTCATCAATAATCGGCGGATAATAATCTGTGCCTACATATTTTTTGTTTTGAAGTATTCGCCCCGCACTGCCGTGATAAGTATCAATTCCGGCTTCAAGAGCGGCTGTCCGCAATGCCAAGCCGCTGATATATCCATCAAACAGCTTCTGCACCTTAGCGGCCTTCTCCTTGTCGATGAAGGCTTTTCCATTTTTAATCTGATAGCCAAATAAAGTCATTCTCATCGAACCACCATCCTCTCTCTAAGCGTAATGCCGCAGTTTAAGCGAAAACCAATCTCGTCTCTTGAAAAGACAACCGCACCGTTTACAAATCTTTTGAAAATCTCCTCATCATAAACCGTATGCATTTCTGATTTGCAGCAGTAAGCATACAGATCCCTGGCCGCCGCAAGGTAGGTAGTTCCACGATTCTGATTGTGCAGATAATCTTCCCGCACCTGAGCCAGCGTCCGAAGTTCCTGCTGGATATCCGCCATGCTTCGGTTAAATATTTCCTGACTCAGCAAGTTTTGATGAAAGTGTTTCCGCAGAAGTTTTTCCCGTTCCTTAATTGCTTTTTGCTGGTTTTCAAATTCGTTCTGTTTTTCAGTGTTTATATAATTTATATTTTCATCCAAACCCTCCAGCAAGGGTGTGAGAATGTTCCTGTAGCCAAAGACCAGTTTGTTCATCATCGTAGTAAATGCGGCTTTAATCGCATCATCTCTGACAAAAAGCATAGAGCACTTATTTTTATCATCAAGATGGGTGCCGCAAGTCCAAGCAATGTATTCTCGCCTGCCTGTGTAGTGAGTTCTGCGTTTCATAACTGCTTCGCATTCACCACATTTTATAATGCCGGAGAAAGCATACCGCTTGTTGTATTTCTGAGTACTTTTCTTGATGTTTTTCTCATCGGCTCTGCGTTTTGTTTCCTGTTCTGCCAATTCGAAAATCTCATGGCTGATAATCGGCTCGTGATGGTTCCGGCAGTAATACTGCTGCTCCTCCCCATTATTGGTATGCCTTGTAAAACGGTCATCTGTATAGGTCTTTTGAAAAATCGCATCGCCTGTATATTTTTCGTTTCGAAGCATCCCACGAATAGTTGTGGAATGCCACTTGCCGCCCTTTTTACTCTTGATGCCTTCTTCTGTCAGTTCTCTGGCAATCTGTGCTGAACCTTTTCCGTTGATGGTATCATTGAATATTCTTCGGACAACCTCTGCTTCTTCCGGTACGATCCTCATCTCACCGCCGTCATTGAAGTAGCCGTAAGGCGGGTAACTGATCACATAAGTGCCTTGTTCAAAGCGTTTCTGAATCGACCATTTATTGTTCTTTGAAATGGAATGGGATTCTTCTTCCGCCATACTGCTTAAGATGGAAAGAATCAATTCGCTCTCCATCGTCATGGTATTTAGATTTTCCTTTTCAAAATATACATAAACGCCATGCTCAATCAGAAACCTTACCATCTCCAGACAGTCCACCGTGTTTCTGGAAAAGCGGCTGATTGATTTTGTAATAACCAAATCTATCTCTTTCCTCTCACAGGCATCCAGCATTTTCAGCAATTGCTTCCGTTTCTCCATTTTAGTACCGGATATGCCTTCATCATAATACAGGCCAGCATACTGCCAAGCAGGGTTGCTTTTAATGTAGGTTTGGTAATGCTTTTTCTGCGCTTCCAAGCTGACGAGCTGTTCATCGCTGTCTGTAGAAACACGGCAATAAGCCGCAACCCTTATTTTTTTGTTCGTTTCTTCCTGCTCACTAAATATTTTTGTAACCTTTGCCAACTATATCACCTCCTTCGTTAGTGTGACATATTACCTCTAACCCATTGAAATAGCAACGTTTTTACACCATAATTGATGCCAGTTCAGGAGAGAATGTTTTAAGATTACGAGCCGATATTTTGTTGAATTCATCCAATGTAATCAGTCTTTTTTCGAGCATTTTTGAAAGCATCTGCTGTACTATCACATAATCAAACTCATTTCGCAGATATTCTTCTGTAACAGTGGCTGCCTGTACTTCATTTTTCTTCGTATCCATATTTCTCCTCCACTTCTGAGGTCATTGCCCCTAACAGTGAAAGGACAAAAACGTCCCATTCAAGAACCAAAAGGGCAAAAAAATAATGCCCGCCAAGGAAATATATCCTAACCAGGCATTATTGCATATTCTGTTACTCCATTATATTTTCGTACAAAAATCAAGAGAAATCCAACCCGCATTACTTTTCAAGCGTCCCCATTTAGTCGCTCCCTGACCGTCAGATTCCTCTACAATGGTAAATGAGCCGATGCCAGTATATTGCCCGGTTTTCGCATAATTCGTACCGGGACCTTTACGGATGTTGAGATCAGAAATAGGCACACGCACCATATAAGACTGAACTGTACCCACATTTGGGTAGAGCGCCTTGCCGGATTCATCAAATACAGAATATCCCGGATGTTGATCCACACAGCTCTTTGCGTTGGCAAGTTCTTTATATGCACCAATCTGACTCTTACTGTCTGCCCAAGTCTTACGCACACGATACCAGACTGTGTTCCCGGCAGTCGGTGTCTGTCCTGTACCGCCAAGCGATGCCGTTACCTTTTCCGCCAAATCACCAAGTCTTGCATGCAGCCAGTTGCCTGGACAGCTTTTATTGGCAAACCAACGATGTACGGTAATCACCATCTCATCCGACTTCGGTACATAATTTAAGGATTTGTCCTTATCGACAAACCACAAAAATTTTTTCTTACCGTTTCGCTTACAGATATCGGCGCAAAGTTTGATAAGTGTCTCATACACTGCACTGTTCATGGCATACGGCTCTGTCTTATCGCTGGCACATTCAATCGTGACGGCTCTCTGGTCATTAACATTACTGGAAGAGCACCAAGAGCGGTTCTTCTCCTCTACGCACAGGGATACTCGTCCATCTGTGCCGATACCATAATTGCAGCTTGCCTCCCGTCCTGCCGGGAAACAGGCACAGATGGTTTCTGCGGATAACTGCCCCACCACACAGTGCGGTGTGATGCGGTCAATGGAATGTGTTCTCTGCCCAGAATGATTCGGACTGAGTTTCGTATATACTACAAGCGGGCTGTTTGTATAAGCCATAATTATTCGTCTCCTTTCTCGCTGCGGTCATGCAGCTGTTTCAGTACATCCTTCATCTTTTCTGGGATAGGCATCCCAAGATGTCCTGCATTCTCCAGAAGGGAAATACCTTCATTGGAAATGTAGAAAAATACCACCGCCGTTCTAAGCACACTGCCAGTTCCGATAACCTGCACATCAAGGATATTCGCAATACCCACGAGCAGAAAAATCAGTACTTTTCGGCAGATACCTTTGAAACCAACCTCACTGGACAACTTTTTATCTGCAATGGCACACATCACTCCTGTGATATAGTCCACTACTACAAATGCAAGCAAGGCATAGAGCAGACCGTCACAACCGCCCAAGAACCAGCCAAGCCACCCTCCAATGGCAGTAAAAATGAGTTGAATCGTATTCCAGAATTCTTTCATGTGAAATTCCTCTCTTTCTTTGATTTTTGTGTATGACCATACAGCATACCTGCATGGCTGATGCTGTATTTGCCAGATAGAAATGCAAGTATTTCTATCTGACCCATTACCCGCACAAAAAACGACTATCCAAATTCGAATAGCCGCTTGATTCCAAAGTGTAATATGCACAATTTTTCATGTGCGTGTTTGTCGCATTTATATTTAAAATCCTCTTGCTATTTTGGAGCTTCAGAGTGATAGATAACACTACCAAAAGACAGCGCCGCAAAGCGCACCTAAACAGCAAGGAGGATTTGCCCATGAAAACAAAGAATATCAAAGTCCAGTATTCCAGCCGCTGCCAAAACGGCTTCTCACCGAAAATCCAGATGGAAGGCCGGTGGCTTGAAAAGCTCGGTTTTCCTATCGGTACACATCTGGTTGTCGAATATGAAGAAGGCTCCATCCGCATCCGTCCCTTTACGGAAGATGAAAATGACGCCATCGAGGAGCAGAAGCTTCAGGCAGAGCTTGTCAAAAAGCAGCGAGAGTATGAAGCCGCAAGACGCCGCCTGACAAAACAATACGAGCCGCTCACAATGGTTGCAGAACCACAGAATAACTATGACACGAATTCTGAAGCACATCCCCGGTATAGGAAATAAGCCTTCTGCAGAATATCCCGGCTGCCAAGCCCTGCAGGAAAGCAGAAGCGATTCCTCCCTTTTCTCTCACTCAGCTTTCCTCTGGCTGCTCCGTCAGCGTATAGGTAATCTTCATGGTTTTATCCGTAGTCTTTACCACCGCTGACGAAAGATTGTTAATGCTGGCCAGATACGGAGTCAGCAGATAGCACATCCGGTAATCAGAGCCATAATTGCCGCCCCAGCCGAAGCAAAATTCCTTATATTGAAATAACGGGGTTCCGATATTTGTCAACCTCGTACTTCCCACGGTCTGCACTACCGTATCATCGGGCTTAATCTGATAATCCCATCCAATAATCAGGTCGTTTACCATAAACATATAATTGGAACAGGTACCGGAACCTGTCTGGGACTTTCCTGCGGAAGTGAATCCGAAATCAATCAATGTCACATCCGCTGGATTATTCACATTGATTTTATAGACTCCTGTATCATCATAGGCTGCCAGATATAAATAGCCCTTTCGAATCACACCTCTGGAAGATCTCTGTGCATAGGTATCCACCTTAAAACTTCCAATGGCTTTCAGATATGCATTTGACAAGGTCCATACCCCTTCCGTCATGGAATAATCATCTTTTTTTATCCTTATCCAGTACATAGCTGCATTTCCCGCTGAGTTGGCCTGATTTGCAAACCCATACCAGCAGCCGTCATGTCCGTCCAGAAAATCCCCATAAGGTGTATAGCTTCCCAAAAACTTGAAGGTGCTGCATGGTATCACCTTCTCTTCCAGCAGAGTGTTAGTGGTGTCATTCAGTCTGTCATTCAATCCCAGCGTAAACACGGGAAGTTTTCTCTTTTTGATGATTACCGAAGTATCCTGAAACCGCATATTAATCAGCAGGTTATTTTCAAAATCCACCTCCACCGCACTGTATAGCTCTGCCAGTTCCTCCGCGCTTTGTGTCTCCAGCCTTGTCTCCATCAGCTGATAGAAAGCAGACTGGGAATTCTCCTTGCTTCCATACCCGGCTATGCCACCCTGCTTAGAGGTCAGTGATATGGCTGCAATGGTTCCGTTTCCCTGGCTGGGTGTAAACTCCCAGACAAACCGGTATCCATTATCCAGTGCCTTGCTCTCTGTCAGATTCATGCTCCCCCTTGCCACATCAGCTGTGGCATTCACATCATTACTGGCATAGGCCACAGGAAGTTTCCGGGTGGAAGGATAGATATTCTCTGCATCCTCCGTGACCTGCTCTGAATAAAGCAAAATCCCTCCAATCATGTTCGGACAGACAGGAAGCAGATTGCCATTCCAGAGCAGATGCGTATCATACTGTCCCGACACATTATAAAAAATACCCATTGGATTTATCCCCAGGATATGATTCACCGCATTGGTGACCATATTGGTTTCCTCTACTGCCTCCACCGCACGAGTGGTCTCATCAATCATTTCAATAACCACATTTCCTTTTAAGTTCATAGCCTCCTCCTATTCTACCGGCATTGCAAATGCACCGATTGCAACTTTTTTCTGCAGCACATCCTGGTAATCCTGTCTCATAGTTTCGTCAATCTTCCAGACGGTATCTTCACACATCTTAGCTGCCTTAATGGCACCTCCAAGACGAACCTTTGTGATGTAATCCTGAACTTTGATTTCACCATCCCAGGCTTCTCCGGCTCCCATCGACTGACCACTTATGGATGCAAGGCAGTTACCAACGTCTACTGCTGCACTTCCACCTGTAATCCTCAGATACACATTGAAAACATTCCGGAAATTAGGAATCAGATTTTCAATAGGATAATAAAGCAGGATGGTATGCTTCCCAGAATGCCAGCTTTCCTCCAGCTGATGGATTTCAATCATCTGGTCATTGAATTCAAATGTAAAATGCGCCACTGCCTTTCCATCCTCCTGCCATGTGAAGGGCAGCTGTATTTCTATGCTTTGTTCCTTGGTATTTCCAATTACCTCTGTCTCATTAACAATCGCATCTTCTATAGTTTCATCCTCCACTGACGAAGCAGCTTTTTCTACTTCCACGGAAGGAATGGTAATCTTACCACTGGCAGTCGCTCCCCGCTCTACAGCATCTGCCCTCACATCAACAATTACAGAACCAAAGAACTGAGCCATCACCTCTTCACTGGCGGCAAACTCAATGGAGATAATCTTTACATCTGCCTCTCCCACAACAAAAGAACTGGCATTGGTAAACGTGTGGATGCCTATCCTTCCAGTCTCTTTATTCTCACTGATCTGACTTAATAACCCGGAAATATTCTTATCATTTTTACTCTTTGCCCTTGCCAGCCGTGGATTCTTCCCTACGCCTTTCAGGCTGTGTTTACCACCAATCTTACAATTCATACTGGTGACTGCCGATAATCTGGCACTATCCGCCTGCCCACCAGAAAACTGGATCACATCTCCTAAATCCAGAGCTGGATTGCCAATGATTTCCGAATCAAATGGCACATAATTGATGACTGACAGTTCCTTTAGGATATTCATGCACAGCTGCTCTCTGGTTTCCTTCAATCCAAACTGCAGAAGCGGATTAATTCCCAGGTTCATGGTCAGCCCATCGTCCGGCTCCAGATAGTAATACTCCGCTGTTTCCGTTTTCATATTGGTGGAACTGACCGCTGTGTACCGGGTAATAAAATCCGAAAAACTGGATGTAAAACGATGGCGGCTGCCAATCTCCATCACGGGTTCACGGCCAAACCTGCGAAGTTCCAGTTTTCCAAACCGATTCATACAGAAAAACCCGCCAATCACCTGCCCCACATAGTAGAGCACATCCCGGTAGGTTTCAATATCATTCTCTGTATAAATGGAAAGCACCTCTGTACCATTTGCCATTTCCTCATATTCTTTCTGGGATTGTGCCATCTCCACTTTACAGGCTTTACAGCAAAGGCTCACAAAATCATATACGGTACCAATCGTCTCAAATCCATTAAAATCCCTGTCAAACCGCAGCATATAATCATAGGCCTTCAGCTCCAGACATTTGACTGTCCTGTTTGCTTCTGACACCTCAAAAAATCCCATTGGGACTTCCTCATAACTGCCATCCGGCAGTCTCAGATGGTAGAACATTTCCACAACCGCATCTTCCAAAGTATATCTGTCAATATTGGATAAAAGCGTGATTCCCATTTCTGCGGAATAGACAGTACCCAGTTCAATCTCTGCAGATCCGCTGCATTGACTGGAAATATATCCACTGCCTTTTACAATATCCCCCGGCCCGAATTCATGAACCACACCCTTCGTGCTTGTAATCCGTCCGGTCCAATAATATCTCCTTGTGTTCTCCTGCACCGCCTGCAGGAATGCATCACTCACTGGGTACACGAAAACACCTTCCTTCTAAAACTCTCTTAGTTCAAAACTCACTACCCACAAGCCTTTATAGCTTGTATCCTTCTGCAGTTTTGCCCTGAACCCGTCCACATACATTTCCGCCTGTTTCAGGTCTGCAGTCTCCGTATCGAAGAACTGTACCTGTATCTTCTCCCGCTGTTTAAATTCTGTCAGAATCCTCAGCCACTTCTGCGTCACCGAAAAAGCCGCAAAGATTGTTGCCACACCAGAACGAACCACATCCCTCTGGGTCGTTCCGGCTTCCGTTTCTCCCCCAGAATCTGCTTCCACATCTCTCATATCTACTTCATAAGAGTCCGGCAGAGGAAGATTCACACCATCAAATTTCAAATATGTCATAAATGCCATTCTATCTTCCTCCGCTTCTTAAGTTTGTCCTCTGCTGAGCATTTACAATTACTTCATCAAGCATCGTTCCGCCAAGATACACTGGAATCACGATATCGCCATTCTGACCGCTGCTTCCAGATACGGCTTCCCGGATTGCTGATACCAAGCCTCCCATGTCCGCAGATGCGATGCTGTCATTCCCAGCCATTGCCCTCTGTGCCGCATTCACCCGTGGATTGACGACCATGTCAGATGCCACACCATCCACAGCCTGTGCTACCAGTTTTTTACTTTTATCAATTCCCTCTGCCAGTCCCTTCATAAAGTCAGGCATCCAAGACTCGTAGTCCGTCAACGGACCCTCGTCCGGCACAGAGAAATGCAGGAAAGACCTAATCTTCTCGGCCACTGCGCTCACCGCATCACCAACTGCACCAATACAGCTCTTGATACCGTTTACAATTCCCATAATCATATCTTTTCCCCATTCAAAAGCAGAAGAGGCCAATCCTTTAATGAAGTCAACTGCTTTATCAAATCCTCCCTTGATGGTGTCATAAATGCCGGAAATTGTGGTTTTAATCCCATCCCACATGGCAGAAAAAGCACTGCTGACTACTGATTTTATCGTATTCACTACCGAAGATACCGTGGACTTGATGTTGTTCCACACCGTAGTAACCGTACTCTTGATGCCATTTACCACGGTGGTAATCACGGTTTTAATAGCATTCCAGATAGTTGTGAATACTGTTTTTATAGCATTTAACACCGTGGTAGTTACTGTCTTGATGGTATTCCATGCTGTAGTGAGAAAGGTCTGAATGGCTGTCACCACTTTTGTCACAATCGTGCTAATTGTATTCCATACCGCTGCAAAAAAGGTCTTGATTGCCGTAAATACAGTAATAACTACGGTCTTTATCGTATTCCATGCCGTAGTGAGGAAGGTGGAAACTGCCGTAACTGCTGTGGTAAAGATAGTCTTGATACCTTCCCATAACCCGGTAAAGAAGTCCTTCAGTCCATTCCACACGCTCTGTGCAACAGCCTTAATCCCCTCCCATACAGCAATGAAAAACTCTTTAATTGCTGTCCATACCGCAATGGCAACTTCCTTGATATTCTCCCACAGCTCTATCCAAAACTGCCGGAATCCCTCATTGGTGTTCCATAAATAGATAAATGCAGCTACTAATGCCGCAATGGCTGCGATAATCAAAACAATAGGATTCGCAAGCATCGTCACATTAAGCGCTGCGAATGCTGTCTTTACTGTATTAATTACTCCGGCGATCTTTGGAACTACGGTCATGATTGTTCCCACTGCTGAAATAACTTTTCCGACCACAATCAGTACTGGCCCCAGTGCTGCCACAAGTAAAGCCACGGTAACTACCACTTTCTTAGTTCCCTCATCCATCCCATTCAGCCAATCCACAAACTTCTGTACCCAACTAACAATTTGCTTAATCGCAGGCATCAACAGTTCGCCAAAGGAAATAGCAAGTCCCTCTAGTGCAGATTTAAGAATCGTCAGCTGACCCTGCAAGTTATCCAGCTGTGTGTCCGCCATCTGCTGTGCCGCACCGCTGCTGTTTGTAATTGACTGCTGCAAACTGTCCCAAGTCTCTCCTGTATTGGCAAGCAATGCATTAACAGAGGATAAATCAGTTTTGTTGAAAATGCTGCTGATAATGTTCGTCTTTTCCTGCGACGTCATGCCGTCCATACTTGTATTCAGATTTCCCAGGATGTCATTAAGACTTCGCATATTGCCTTCTGAATCATAAACGTCCACACCAAGCTGCTCCATACTGGCCGCCGCTTTATCCGTAGGATTTTGCAAAGACAAGATAACATTTCGTAAATGCGTACCTCCCTCAGCACCTTTGATACCATTATTGGCAAGAATACCAAGGGCAGTATTTAACTCTGCTGTCCCACCTTTGATTGATTTTGCAGTTGCACCAATGGTCAGGATTCCCTCACCAAGCTGTGCCACCGAAGTATTGGTAGTAGATGCCGTTTTTGCCATCTGATCGACCATCTTTTCAGATTCATTAACTCCCATGCCAAGAGCCGACATTGCATCCGTTACCATATCTGATGCCGAGGCAAGGTCAATACTGCCTGCCGCTGCCAGATTAAGAACGGTCGGCAAAGTATCGCACATCTGCTGTGTGTCATATCCGGCAAGGGCAAGGTAATTGAGTGCCTCGGCACACTCCTTAGCAGAAAAGGCTGTTTCAGCTCCCATCTTCTTTGCAAGTTCAGAAAGAGTATCCATTGTATTGACAGACTGTCCATCCACTTCAGACATTGAATCCTTGGTGATTCCCATCGTTGCTTGTACCTGTGACATAGCAGATTCAAAGTTTGCTGCTGTCGTTACTGCTGCTGTTCCAAGTCCAATCACTGCCGCTGTAACCGGGAGCAGCTTTTGTCCGGCAGAGGAAATATTATCCCCGGCAGTTTTTAATTTTTCTCCTGTGGCTGCAATCTTCTGCACGGCTGTGGCAGACTGGTTCGCCTGCTCCTCCAACCGTTTTAAATCCTGCTCTGTTTCAATAATCTCACGCTGCAGGGCATCATACTGTTCTTGTGAAATTTCACCATTCGCAAGAGCCGTGTTTGCCTGCTCTGCTGCTGTCTTTAAAGTTTGCAGTTTTTCTTTAGTCTCTTCCACTGCCTGCCCAAGGAGTTTATGCTTTTGTGCAAGCAGCTCTGTATTGCCGGGATCCAGTTTCAGAAGTTTCTCCACATCTCTAAGCTGCGACTGTGTGTTTTTGATCTCACTGCTGACACCCTTTAAAGCTGTCTGAAGTTTTGTGGTATCGCCGCCAATTTCAACGGTGATTCCCTTGATCCTGTTTGCCATGTGGATATGCCTCCTCTCCTAAAAATGGGCAGAAAAATAGCCTGAATCTCTTCAGACAAAAAAATTGCATTTTAATATTGACAAAAGGCATGTCCCAGCGTATAATCTATTTAGAGTTAGGGACACGCCTTTCGCTAGTCCTCACCATTAAATCATAAGGAGGAATCAATATGTCTACTACTGTTAAATTCACTATTTCCAATGAAAACTACACTGAACTTTGCAACCGTGCTGCAAATCTTAAACTTTCCATTCAGGATTATATCCGCAGAGAATTATTCAGCGAATATAACACCTTTACTCCAATGGATGCTGTAACTCGAGCACTTTCAAATTATTCAAAAGGAGATACATTTACCGTTCCTGAACTCTTCGGAGATGAGTGGAATCTTCCAAACGGAGTAGCCGGACAGTTTGGTAAAAAGTTCTTCGCACTTATAGATGCGGAGTATCCATCAAAAATTCACTTCACAGGAAACTACAATAGCAAAAAACATGCTATCTACGAAATCCTGTAATTTCATTTTCTAAGCAAAAAAGGAATCCGGCATGGGTTCCTTTTTTTGCATTAAAACATATCAAAATCTTTCTGAGTAGCAATCTCCTTATACTTATAATCATCATTTCTGCTCTCTGCGAACATATCATTGACCATTCCAATCGTGAGTAAATCCAAGTCACGAATAGACAAGCCAAGCTGTACGCATCGGAGCAGGAATAGTGGGGTTGTCATTTCCCGCTCAGTTGGGCGAAGTTTTTTTTAGAATCAACATCCGATGCCGTATTCAGTCCCCAAAGTTGAATCAACTGTGGTAAAACCTGATAGATGGAAAAGGTATTAAAACCATCAAGCCAATCCTCTGGAGAATCCGGAATAGCCGGGTCAGCATGTTTTGCCATGATGTAGGCGATATTTTCAAACATTTCAAGGGAGAACATATCCAGATTGGAATTTTCTTCACTTCCGTCACCTACCGATTTTTCCAAGGAACGCAGGTCTTTATAAATATCACGATGGAATTTCATTCTGTAGATACGGGGAATGGCAGCAGATGCCTTAAAAGACACCTGCTTGCCGTCAATCTCAATATTCTGCTTCATACTCATGATTTATTCCTCCTTTATGGTCCTTGTCTTTGTTGTTGTACTTGCTTTCACGGTGCTTAATGCAGACTGCACGGCAGACTGATTTTCTTCCGTAGTCGGCATATATACCGCACTGTACCAGTTCTGATATACCGTATCGGTGGTATCGTCTCCGGTTTTTGCTTTGACATAACCACTTGCAAGCGGGGTCGCTGTCAGGGCAAGCGTTTCTGTCTGCACTTCGATTTCATCCTCATTGGTAGAAGATTCAATGCTCGGACGGCTTGCCGCACAGTTATACAGTACATGACGGATTTTCTTCACATCACCATCAAACTCAAAGAGCAGTGCAAAATTAGCGGTTTCTACATTTGCGTTTTCTACCAGCACCTTATTGTTATCCAATTCCTCTTTCAGTACCTCTGTCCGGAATCCCTCCGGCACCATTGCAAGTTCAAGATCACCGTCATATCCCATGTTGTTGGAAATGGTGTAATACGCATATCCATCAGCATAGAAGTTAGACGGTTCACCATTTGCATCCAGTGCCAAAGAAACCGCACCCGGCATAGCAACAGGTATGCCAAAGGACACCGTTCCATCCTCGGCAATCGTCTGCAGAGCATAATGCACATTGCAGATATTAAATTTTACTTTATTCTTTTTATTGCTCATTTCAAACCCTCCTGTTCAAATTGATATAGGACTTCATATAGTTTTTCGCTGTCTATCCATGTTTCAAACTTATTGTAAAAGATACCGTACTTATCAAGCACATCCTCCAGCTTCTGCTCCGCCGTCAAGTCCTTGATTTCGGTGTACAGTTCAAGATTCACTTCATTTATCTTATAATACACTCTGCCATCCGCAGCGAAGTTATCACTGCCAGGGTGAAGATAACAGATAAACGGTGGCTCAGGCGATTCTCCTTCTGCAAAATGGTCATAAGCAAAGGGAATACCAACTTCATTCATGATTTCAAGTAATCTATCCATTACGCAGACTCCTTTCGATTTCTTCCTCTAGCTGACGGATTGCCTTTTCCTCTGCCGGGGCGATATGACTTTTTCCAGCCACACGGCCGCCGCCCCGCTTGGCATGACCATGCTCCAATAGATGTGCCAGCTGATAACGGTTTTTGGAATGCACGATTACCTGTAGGGAGTTCGATGTTTCTTTATCGTTTCTCACTGTCCAGCTTTTTGCATAGGCACCTGTGTCTGTGGGTGCATTCTGTTGTATGTCTTTGCGGACAGCTGTTCCGGCTTTCTTGACCGCCTTTTTCATATCGTCTGTGGCAAGGTCTGCGTATTCCTTTAAACCGTCCATTACGGCAGATGCCAGCTGATCGATTTTGATTCTGTCACTTGCCATATTACCGCCTCACTTTCTGGCACTTGAATTTCAAAGCCTTCTTTTTAAAATTCAGATGATCAATGGCCACAATATTATAAATACCGCCATCAAACAGCACTCGAAACTCATCGACAGTAATTCCTGCTGTGGCTTTGCAATAGCGGACTGTAAATGCCAAATCAGAATCCGTGGCAATCAGTCCTGCCACTGCCTTTTCTGAACCGCCCTCTCCACTGACTGTAGCATGACAGGAATAATAATCCGTCCAATCATATTTATGGTTTCCGATAGTATCCACCAGCACAGAGGATTTTTGAAACAGAATCTTCACATTCAAACGTGCAATTTCCATCAAAATCCCTCCCGTCTGCTGCCAAAGAGCAAAGCACGAAGGGTAATCATCAGTGCATGATGGTCTGCATCCTCCCGATGCTCATAAAGATATGCCACAGTATATAAAACAGCCGTCTTTGCATTCGGTTCAGTTTTGAGCACATCGGCATCATCGACTCGCATAATGTCCATACAGATTTTCTCTGCGCTGGAAAGCAGATACCCAATCAGCGAATCATCATCTGCATAATCTACTCGGAGGTACTGTTTCATTTCTTCCAAGGTTACAATCATATCTGTCACCACCTCAATTAGCATTAGTAAGGCGCTGCCATTTCAGAGAAACGACACCGCCTTGTTACAGCACTTATTCTTTCAGTTTCACAATCTGCACTGCTTCGGGAAGAATCAGCTTGCCATCCACACGCTCCTTCGCCACATAGCCAATCATGCCATTCCCTGCAAAGAGTTCACGCAGTTCGGAGAAGGAGCGGCTGCCCCGGTCACCGATGTTATAGTAGCTGTAGTCACCGAATGAAATCGCATCAGTCGGTGCATACGCAGAAGTGTGCACTGCATAACCAAGCAGACGGTCAGGTTCACCCGCCTGATAAGAGGGCTGCCAGATATACGCACCGTTGTTGTCCTTCAGCTTGCGAAGGGAAGAAAGAGTCTGGTCATTCATAATAAAAGACGCACTCTTGCGGTAAGGACGCTTGAGGGCATATACCAAATCAAGAACATCATCGGATTTAATCGCTGCGGTAAGGGTCTGGGCAATGGTGCCGCCGCCGGCTGCAGCGAATAAGCCGAGTGGTTTACCAGTGCCATCGCCGTTGAGGAACGCATCGAGGGCGTAAAATTTCTTGTGTCCAGAAAACGTGATATCCATCTGGAACTGAGTTAGATATGTAAAAATTCATGTTGAAAAACATCGAATTTCATTGTCGAAT